TGATTAAGTGGTGCTATATCCTTTATCTGATCTACATTTAATACTTCTACTAATCCCCAATCTGCTAAAAGTTGTGCGATTCTATTTCTTCTCTGCACATCATTTGCAGTGAGGTTCGCATGCTTGCCATCCAATGCGAATAGTTCCTTAAAGTGAACTAAGAAATATCTACCTTGCTTATGTAAGATGTGACATGATTGATAAATCTTTTTCTCTTTCCTTGACGCTACTCCAATACGAGTAAGTGTCTCACGGACTTTCAAAAAATCATCTGGTTCATTCAGACTGATCTCAACCATTTGATCAGATGACCACTTGATCTCTGATTCGGTAACAACACTCATTTCGATCCCCCAGTTTCAAATTTAGATTTTATAAAATTAAGTTGTTCTTTGGAAAGAAGTTTCAAAGCTTGTTTTGCCTTTTCATTACTATAATCATAGTAACGTTTTACATAATCAAGATCTTTAATCTCATCTTTACGGAGCCAAGGAGAAAATCTCTTTTTAACTCTGAGGATATTTATAAAAAAGTCATATTGCATCTTCTTTGGTAAGAAGTTATATTTATTCATCTCATTTGCATACATTACAGCATCAAGATGACCAGAATAACAACGGTTAATTATGTATGGTGGATACTCTTTTTCTATAGCAGGATCTTCATCTATAAGATTTCTCTTAGTTTGATTTATAGAATTTAACCAATCTTTAAGTTCCATCTTCATTATCAAAATAGTTTGAGCAAGAGCATACAAGATTACGATCACCGTAAACATTATCAATTCTTGATACTGCTGGCCAAAATTTATTATCTTGGTTAGCAGGATATGCTGCTTGCTCTCGACTATAATTATACACCCATTCAGATGAAGTTACAACCCTCGCAGTATGTGGTGCATTTTTCAAGATATTTTTATTTGTTTGTATTTCAGTTCTAATATTAATCATTGCTTTTGCAAACCTTTCAAGTTCATCTAAAGATTCAGATTCAGTTGGTTCAACCATCATAGTGTTCAAAACTGGCCACGATAATGTTGGAGCATGGAAACCATAATCCATCAGTCTCTTTGCAACATCCTCTGCTGTAACTGGTAATGTTCTACAATCAAATATACATTCATGTGCAATTCTACCATTCTCTCCTTTGTACAACACATTAAAGTATGGTTCAATTCTCTGTACTAACCAGTTTGCTGTGAGTAAAGATACTTCACTTGCTTTCCTTAATCCTGATCCGCCCATCATTCTTATATACATCCAACTGATAGGAAGTATAGATGCACTACCTTGAACTGCTGCTGATACTCTTTGATCCATAAAAGGAACTAGATGTTCTGCAACACCAATAGGACCTACGCCTGGTCCTCCACCACCATGAGGGATACAGAATGTCTTATGTAAATTCATATGACACACATCAGCACCATACTCACATGGTTTTGCTAGTCCAACCTGTGCATTTAGATTCGCTCCATCAAGATATACCTGACCACCATTATCATGTATGATTTTACATATGTCCTTGATAGTAGGTTCAAATACACCATGTGTTGATGGGTATGTGATCATAACACAAGATAGTTCAAGTTTATTTGCAATAGCCTGTTTCTCTAAGTCTTCAAGATCAATATTTCCATCATCATCACATTTAATAGGAACTATTTTCATACCTGCCATCACTGCTGATGCTGGATTTGTTCCATGTGCACTTGTAGGAATCAAACATACATTTCTCTCATCATCATTACTTCTATGATACTCTTGTATTGCAAGAAGACCTGCATACTCACCCTGTGATCCTGCATTTGGTTGCAGACTTACATCAGCAAATCCTGTAATATCACATAACCACCCCTTCAAGTCTTTCATTATCTTTTGATATCCTAGAGTTTGATGCTCTGGTGCAAATGGATGTATGTTAGCAAACTCATTCCAACTCACAGGCATCAGTTCTGCTGCTGCGTTTAACTTCATAGTACAACTACCAAGTGGCACCATACCATTTACTAATGAGAAATCTTTCTGAACCAACTCATTAATGTATCTCATCATATTTGTTTCACTATGAAACTTGGTAAAGACATCTTGTTGCAACCAAGGTTTAGTTCTCTCAGGTATTCCTAACCAGTTGTAATTTCCTATTGAGTCAACTACATGATCAATAGTATCAAAGTTATTAGTCATGTCTAACTGAGAGTCTATAAGATTTTTCAACTCTTCCAGTGTAGTGCATTCATCTATTGTAATTAAAGTATGACCATCTTCATATCTAACATTGTATCCTTCTACTGCAAGGAAACTTTTAAACCTAACAGTATCAAATCCCTCAGACTCATCAACTTCTATACCACACCACTTCAATGCTTTTTGTAGTGTCTGTCTATATTTTAATATTCTAGTTGCTATTTTTTTCAGACCTTCAGCACCATGATATGCAGCGTAGAATCCAGACATGTTTGCTAACAATGCCTGTGCTGTGCATATATTACTTGTTGCCTTATCTCTTCTTATATGTTGTTCCCTTGTCTGTAATGCTAATCTTAATGCTGGATTACCTTGACTGTCTTTTGATTGACCTACAATTCTACCAGGTATTTTTCTTTTATACTTATCTGTAACAGCAAAGAATGCAGCATGTGGTCCACCAAATCCCATAGGTACACCAAACCTCTGCATACTACCAACTGCTATATCAAATCCCATCTCTCCTACAGGTTTCATTAATACCTGACACATAGGATCTACAACTGCAATCTTTATACACTTGTAAACATCTGCAATACGAAGCAGTGCATTAGGATCACGAAGCACACCTTTATTATTTGGTAACTGGACTAATACTCCAAAAGCATCATCAAAAGCTTCTAAATCTGCTACAGTATGCCAGTTGTATGATTTTATTTTAATTCCTAATGGTTTTGCTCTTGTTTTTAAAACCGCTAGTGTTTGTGGAAATACTTCACTATCAACTAGAAATGTATTTTTCTTAGATGCACTATGAGCAAGGATCATTGCCTCTGCTGCTGCAGTTCCTTCATCTAACAAAGATGCATTTGATATTGGTAAACCAGTAAGTTCTGCAATAAGTGTTTGATAATTAAATAATGCTTCTAATCTTCCCTGAGATATCTCTGCCTGATAAGGTGTGTACGATGTATACCATGCAGGATTCTCAAATACATTCCTCTGTATTACTGGTGGAACAATTGTACCATAATATCCTTGACCAATTAAAGATCTCTTGACGCTATTGTGTCCAGCAATTTCTTTGATTTCCTGTAAAGCTTGTTGTTCACTACAAGGTTCTGGTAAACTACTATCGCCACGAAGTAAAATTGAATCTGGAACAACTTGCCTTACAAGTTCATCCAATGAAGAAAGACCCAAATCATTTAGCATTTGAGTCTGTTCTTCTTCGGTAGGACCGATATGTCTTGAAATAAATTCTGTCATTTAGTTTCGGTAATTTTTCACTTACTATCAAGTGTCTTGTTTTTTATAATTATACGATTATTTTCATAGTCTGCTACAAACTCAAGAATGTCCTCATGACCCCACATTAGTTCTTCATATAAGGCATTTAGACGATCCATATCTTCCCAGAGATCGTTTACGTGTCTGTCTTCGTTGTTCATGTCGTTAATCCCGCCTTACTTAACTTACCGTAGTTATAACATTCCCCATAACTAAACTTTATCTTTGCTCTTGGTTTTGGTTTGTAGTTCAGTAGAAGAAGTTCTTTTCTAGATTTTTGATCCTTCATATATTTACCCACTGACCTCATAGTATATGTGAGATCATATTCTGCTGCTGCCCAACCATTAAACCTTTCTAATATTAGTTGATCAGAATTGTAACTAACCATCATATCCGCAGACATGATACAGCATTGCTTTGCAAATCTATCATGATCAAATCTTCTATGAAGAGATCCTTTATTACCATATAGATTATCTTTAATATCATATGGTGGATCAAGATACATGAATACACCATTATTCTTAGAACGTAATTCATTGAACATCAATGTCTCATATGATTCATTTGTGATTCTCCACTTCTTAATTAGTGCAGAATATTCTGGTAATTTTTCAATCCCTCTCAATGAAAAGTTTGAATCACTTGCCTGTTCAGAAAACGATGATGCTTCTGTGAGTCCACTAAAAGAACATTTGTTTACAATATAAAAAGCAGTAGCACGATCAATACTAGAGCATTCATGATCATTAATTAATTCTTTAGATTCGGTAAAAAGTTTTTTAGCAGTCTCTCTATCAGGATGTCTAATTTTCTGTTCAAGAATAGCATCAGTTAATGATTTACCATCTGCTTGCAGAACCTGCCAGAAATTTACAAGTGGTTCATATAAATCGTTTACCCATATTTTCAGTTTTGGATAATTTTTTGTAACGTGAATTGCTACACTACCACCACCTATAAATGGTTCTCTATATTCTTTATACTTACTAAAATCAGGAAAGTATTGATCCATCTTAGTTGATGCTTTTGACTTACCGCCAGGATATCTTAGTGGTGTTTTAATTGATTTTAGTGACATCAGTAAATCATTCCCCCTCTACGTGATTTTAGTTCTTCAAGTTCCATTCTAATTTCAATAATCTCTGTTAGGTCTGTAACACTTTCAGACATTTTATTATAACCCACCCCGACATAGATTTGTCCAGTCATAACTGCTATAGTGCAAGCACCCCAGAAGATGTAATACATGTTCGATTTCAATTGATTCCTCAGTTTTTCTCTTTTGTTACTCACTTGATCAACTCCATAATACTAAAAATTAAAATAACAATAGATGATATACCCAATAATAACACAAAAATTCCAAACCAACCAAATATGTTCATTTAAACTCACACTCAACCATAATCTCTGTAAGTGCTGCTAGTAAATTTATTTCCTGATCAGCAACAAATGCAATTTGGTATTGGTATTTAGCGATGATTAATACAGCAGCAGGTATACTCATGGGAACCATTGCTTCATACAAGCTATCATATATCTTTCTCAACAAGACTGATGGATCATTATCAAGATTGGAAACTACCCACTTACGAACCTCAGAAAAGTTTTTACTTTTTAGATTCTTAATCAAATCATTAACTGCTACTTCAGAGAATGCTGCTAGTATTCCACTATCAATCTTACCACCTACAGAATATCTCTGACATTCATTTAGAACTCTTCTCCAATCAGGGAAGTGTTTGTTTATCAATTCTGCTACGACTTTCTTATCACTCTCTACACCTTCAGTTTCTAGTATATGATTTATCCTAGTAAAAAACTGTGCTGCTATTTTTGGTTTATCCCTCTTGTTAACGGAGAAGTCAATAACACTGCAGCGAGAATGTAGGGGTCCGATAATCTTATTCTTGTAGTTGCAGGTGAAGACAAATCTACAGTTGGCAGAGAACTCCTCAATAGACGCTCTGAGAAGGAGCTGTACATCGGAAGTGGTATTGTCTGCTTCGTCGATGATAATGACCTTGTGACTCGCCTCAGACGCAAGAGAGACCGTTGCTGCGAAGTTCTTCGCATTGTTCCGAACAGTGTCCAGAAAACGTCCTTCATCCGATCCATTAATAACATAGTAATCTACTCCTAATTCTTTACATAGTGCTTTTGCTACTGTGGTCTTACCAATACCTGGTGGACCTGAAAGAAGTAAGTTTGGTATTTCACCTGCGGTCAAAAAATCCCTAAAAGTTTTCTTAATACTATCAGGGAGAATACAATCTTCAATTGTTTGGGGTCTGTATTTTTCAACCCATATAAAATTAGTCATTATGATCATCCCAAGGATCTACTAAATCTTTATTTGCAAAAAATCCTTTATAGACACCATACCCTGCTAATAAAATAGTAATTACTGCAATCGAAATACCAAAAGTATAATCAGGATTGAATGTAAAATGTGGTATCAATGTTTCATTACATCTAGCAATTTTATCTGGATCGTTCCAAGTGCCAGGTAAAGTATAAACTGGTGGGCATGCTGAAAAAATCATTCTTCTAATCTCCATTCTTTTCTCATTGTAACATACTTTTCATCGTATGCAGCTTTATCTCTCATTTGTTTGAATACCCTTG